TAAGGAAGTAATTGGACATGAAAATGCAAAAATTGGTGTAGTATATTTTCCTGTTGAAGATAATGATATTTCTACAACCAAAATTATTGAAAAGATTAAAAATTTATGATAGTAGTAACTGGTGGAGAAGGATTTATAGGTAGTAATCTTGTTGAAGAATTGAAAAAACAAGGTTATACTGATATTGTGATTCTTGATACTAAAAACGAATCATTGGATTCAATATATTGTTGGCTTATGACACATGCCACAGAAATTGATGTTATATATCATTTGGGTGCAATTACTGATACAACAATAATGGATAAAAATCTTTTTGATAAATATAATGTTGAATGTTCGATGTTTATCTGGAGTTTGTGCGAAAATTATCACATTCCGTTGATTTATGCAAGTTCAGCAGCAACATATGGTAATGGAGAAGAGGGTTTTAATGATGAAAATGGTATTTTTGGTTTTAAACCTTTAAATCCTTATGGACAATCAAAACAACAATTTGATTTGTGGGCATTGGACCAAGAAACCGGACCGCCTTTCTGGGTAGGTTTGAAATTTTTTAATGTTTATGGTTATGGTGAAAAGCATAAAGGTAATATGGCATCAACAATATTTCAATTTTTTCTTCAAGCAACTACCAATAGGCGATGTGAAGTAAATTTATTTAAGTCATATCGTCAGGATTATTCAGATGGTGAACAAAAAAGAGATTTTATTTATGTTGGTGATATTGTGAATGTTTGTATATTTTTTTATAAGCATCAATTACATTCAGGAATTTATAATGTTGGTACGGGTAAAGCACGTACTTTTAATGATGTTGCAAAAATAGTTTTTAAAAATCTTGGTTGTTTAGGACATATTAATTATATTGACATTCCAATTAAAATCAGAAATAAATATCAGTATTTTACTGAAGCTAAAATAGATAAGTTAAGGAATGTTGGTTATGATAAACCATTTCATGAATTGGAAGATGGTATTGCAGAGTATATAACTAAATTAAAATATGAAAATTGCTAACATTATTTATGAAAAAGAATTGGTAAATCACACGAAGGTTGAATATGTTAATTACTACAACGAACTCAAAGAATATAACAGCCTTGATAAAACTTTGCCTACATTATATGTTGGATGGTCTTTTATGAAGATTTGTAATCCCAAAAATGAGATAATCCAACATGCTGATATTTTACATAAAAAAATAATAAGTAATGAACTTTATTGGGAATGTAGTTTTGAAGAAAGCAAATCTTCACACGTTAAGGGTATTCAAAGTTTTATAAATTTAACACCACAATTTTATTTTGTACCAAAATATACATACATAAATTTAGACCCAGTATTTTTTCAAATTATTGATATTGAAGGATTAATGGATGTTGTTCCAAAGAAAATTGATTTCCTTTATAATTTGAAAAACGAAATGATATATATTCTTCATGAGAATAAAATTACCGGAATAAATTTGAAAATGTATGAATTTTTCAAGTTTAACACTGAAGAAATTATTAAAATTTTACGTCAGAGAACAATAAAATGTTTTGACGACCTTGATGCTACTATATATCAGTCATATTATAAAATCCTTCCAAATTTTGCTCTTCTTAAAAGATATCTGATTACGATATTAAAATAAGAATAAATTAAAAGGATTTTATCAAGTCGTTTAGTATTTATATTAAACGATTTTTTAATGAGAAAAAATAGAAATTATTGGAACAAAGAAATGTGCTTTGGGGAAGCATTAAAATATGATACAAGAACAAAATTTTGTAGAAAATCATGTGCCGCATATGAATTTTTACGAAAAAATAATTGGCTTGATGATGCTTGTAAACACATGAAAATCAAATATGAAATAAAATTCAAATGGAGTTTTGAAAAATGTCAATTACTTGCATTAAATTATAAACATAGAAAAGATTTTCAAAACGAAAATAAAAATGCATATTATTCTGCAATGTATAATGGCTGGCTTGATGATATTTGTAAACATATGGTATATCAAAAATTACCAAATGGTTATTGGCATAATTTTAATAATTGTAAAGAAGAAGCATTAAAATATTCAACAAAAACAGAATTTGTTAAAGGTTCTCAACATGTTTATAATATTGCTTTAAAAAATGGTTGGATTGATGATATATGTAAACACATGAAACCAATTGGCGATAGATATAACAAATGTATTTATTCTTATGAATTTCCTGATAATCATGTGTATGTTGGACTAACTCACAATATTGATGTTCGTCAAAAAAATAGAGATAGGGATTTGACCGATACGGTTACCAAATATATAAATGAAACAAATTTGATGCCAATAAGAAAGCAATTAACTGATTATATTTTTGTTGATGATGCAATAAGATTAGAAGAAAAATTTTTAGAAAAATATCTCAATGAAGGATGGATTGGACTAAATAAGAGAAAGACTGGTGGTATTGGAAGCAGAAAAAGATTATCAGTATCTAAATAATATTTACATATTTATTGAGTATTTATATAAAAATAATATAATGCTATGGAAAATAATGTAGAAAAAGCACTTGATGACTTTCTTGAAACACCAGAAACTGAAGATAAGGGGGATGTTAAAAAAGACGTTAAGAAAGAAAATAAAAATATTAAAAAAGTTATTCTCGATGAGCGTGAAGGTTTAATCGAAAGAATTGACCGTGTGCTTGTTACCAAGGATGGCAAACAATTATTAAGAGAGTGGTATTAATATATTCATTCAATGAAAGATGAAAAAAAAGATAAACTTTTTGAGGAACAACTTAGAAAGTTTAAATATCGTGTTGATTACAAAATAAGTGAAACACCACGATATCGTCCGTTAATTGGTAGTAATGAACAATTTGACAATCTTCCAACAGAAGTTTATAATACGGAAGATGGTCAACCTGTGCCTCAAACACAATCATATACCAATGAAGCTGGTGACCAAGAAGATGCTCCAATTCCAGGCGGTGGTGCAAAACCAAATGCTCCATCAAATGACCAAGCACCTCCCGGCATGACTGCACCTCCTATAGGTGGTGCTCCGGGTGAACCTCCTGCAGGACCACCTGCGGGTAATGCTCCAACGCCTCCAGAGGGCGAAACCCCACCTGCAGGTGGTGGTACTATTGGTGGTAAACCACCTGTGCCTCCAACAGATGTTGTACCTCCTGCACCACCCGAAGTGGGACAGGAAGTTGATGATATTCAAAATGATATTATTAAACATAATATTGCAGCAATGCAGAGTATTGATGACCAATTAAAAAGTCTTAATGCAACAGTTCAAGGATTAAATGCAAAATTACAAACTCTTGATGCAGATGTTGAAGAAGTTCGTGAACCAACTAATACAGAGAAACTTATAAATAAAAAAGATGTAAGTTATCCATATTATTTTAATTTAAATGATATGTGGTCTGGAAATTGGTTTAATGATAGGCGTGAAGCAGAACATGAAGAGGGTGTAAGAGAATTACCGGATGGTACTTTTATTGCAGATTTTGATGATTTACCACAGAAATCCAAGACTGATGTACAGAATAGTTTTAATGATTTTGCTTAAAATGAAAAACGAGAAAAAAAAATTATTTGAAACATTTGAGAAAGTAAATAATATTAAACTCAAAGAATGGATGGATGAATCTAACCCTGATTGGTCATTTCAAACACAGCCAACTAATGAAGAATTAAAAACATTTATTACTGATTTATTTCGGAAATTAAAATATTATGACCAATCAGTAATGATAGATATTTTAACAGCAGCATTGGAAAATAAATATCCTCAATTGAAACAAATTTAAAGTGAAAATTTTTCATCCATATGGTAGTAAAGAAAGACTCTTTGAAATGTTTGGAAGGGTAAATAATCTTAACGAAGAAATTCTTCCGGTAGAAAAGAAAAATGAGATTATTAAAGAGTTTGTTGAGTTTGCCCAAAAAAAACTTGGTTTAAAAAATTTACCAAAACTCATAATATCATACGATGAAAAAGAAGCGCAAGACATGAAATCTTTTGGTAAATATACACCAGAAACAAATGAATTGCGTGTTGTTGCAGTAAACAGAAATTTAGCTGATGTTTTAAGAACATTAGCACATGAATTAATACATCATAAACAACGTGAAGACGGAATTTTAAAACCCGATTCAACTAATACTGGCAGTGATGTTGAAAATGAAGCAAATGCACTTGCAGGAGTGTTTATGAGAGAATTTGGACAGAAATATCCAATAATTTTTGAATAAAAAAAAATGAATTATGAAAATATATAAGCCAATTGGTAGTAAAGAAAGATTCGTTGAAGTATTTCAAAGGGTCAATAAGGTTAAATTAAATGAAAACCTAATGGAAGCAGGTAGTCCAAATTTAAATCCTGAAAATGTTCTTAATGTAGCATTTAATCAACTTAAAAATAATCAACTTAAAATAGAACATAGTAATACACAGGAAAAGGGTGACGAAAACTTTGTTGAATTATTATGTACTGATAATCAGGGTAATAATATTACTTTTATTTTCAGAGCAATTTCAAGCGAAGGTGACCAAGAAGGTGTTTATAATATTAGCAATGTTTTATTAAATAGTTTTTCGTTTGACAGTCCGGACGGACAAGATACTCTTGATTTGGATGAAAATGGTTTAAAACAATTTAATATGCAACATGCAAGGGAAATGATGGATGTTATTGACAAATATGTTGATGTTGCAAATCCTGAAACTGCAGAACTTGAAGAAGCAGTCAGATTAATTGATGCTATTAAACAAAATTCATATCCTTTTGGTGGTGGCGATGACAGATTGCAAACCGGAAAAAATTATGGTGATAAAAAACCGACAAATGATAAAGTAAGAGTATCCTCACCAGAATTGGATAAATTTGTTCAGGAAGATATAAATCCTGTTGCAGGTGGTGTTAATCCTGTTGCATCTGTTGGTGGAAAAATTACTGATTTAAAAGCATTAGGAAGAAAATTAACAAAAGAAGATGTACCAAATTTATCAAAAGAGGTATTATATAAGGTAGCAATGTCATTGGCAAATAAAATGTTACCGTTAAGTTGGGATGATTTGGCTGATGTTAATTCTATGTGGGATTATATAAGAGAAGGAATGACGTTTGACCAATTAAAAGTAAATGTAAAAAAAGCTGTTAATAAAAGATTAAAAGAAGAAGGTTATAGTCTTAAAGATTTAGGATTAGGTGAAAATTTACAAGAATTTGATAAACCTGCACAAAAATTGGTAATACCTCAAGAAGTACATGAAAATGAGGATGATGATGTTGTAGGTCAGGAAGTTAATCGTTTTAAACAGGAAATTCAACCACAAAATCCTGAAGAAGTTGATGTAGAAGATGAACCAGTACCTGAAGTATCTCCCGAAAAGAAAGATAAAATATTTGCAGCTTATGATAGTTTAACCGCAAGAAATAAATCCGGTTATGCTCCAACTACAGCCGAAGTAATGGCTGAACTTGATAAAATGTCTGGTAAAGTAACTAAAAAAACTCCAAGACCTCCAATTAATTTTGATGATTATGTTGTGGATGAAAATAGTGAAGAATCAAAACAAAACCTTATTATGCAGGCAGCAAAAAGTGTTGCAGAAAATTTGAAACGAACAGGTCAATCATATGTTTATGAAGAATTTATACCACTTGTTAAAGAAGAGGCATTAAAAATGTATAATAATATGCAAAGGATGTCATTGGCTGAAACAAAAGATAAAAAAATGTCGGATTATCCAGAACCTTTAGGTAAAGAATTTGAACCAAAACCAAATTTTCCCAAACCAAGAAAAAAACATAGTAAAAAAGTAAAATTGGGTGAACAAGAAGTGTATGGTGATGAAGATATTTCTGGTTTACCAAATCCTCCAACGGGATATGGTTCAAAGGGGGTTGCTAAGAAAGATATGACTCCTGAATTTGGTAGACCAGATAATAAGAATACTTCATTTAATAAACAACAATTACCATATGATACAAAATTTGATTTTAATGAAGATGATGAAGAAAAACCTGAAGGCGATGAAAAAAGTCGATTACCGGGCGTAGATAGCGATGATGAAGGCAATCCAATACCAGCAATTGAACCAGATTTTGGTAAAATGGGTTTAGAACCACAAAATGATGATGGTATGTCACATGAACCTGAAGGTGATGAAATTGAACAAATAGCACAGGATAAGGAAGAAGCGGGTGAAATGATTCCTGGCGGTAATGGTGAAGGAAAATCGCCATCAGAATTCAGTCCAGACCAGATATTAATGGGTATGAAAGTTGAAATGGAGCATAGTGATGACCCAATGTATGCATTGGAAATTACTATGGACCATCTTGCTGAAGACCCTGAATATTATACAGAGAAAGATACTCCGGAAACATCAGCACAATTTGGTGCTGCAAAAGATACTGAAGATGGTGGTGATAAAGAAATGACAGATGTTTTATTAGGTTTTAAACCTCATAATGTCGGTGACGAAGTTGATATTGAGGGTGATAAAGAACCTGAAGTAACTCCAGCAGAAGAACCTGAACCAGCAAATGAACCAGAAAAAACTCCTGCAGAAGAAGTTCCAGCAGAAGAACCTGAAGAAAAAGAAAAACTTAGTGAAGGCAAGAAAGTTATTACTGATGAACAGATTAAAATAGCTAAAACAACATTAAATAGAAATATTCCAACAGGAATGACAAAAAAGGAAGCCGTAACGATATTGATGAACAATAATTTAAGAAAGATATTATAATAATTGTAATTATCAATAATAAAAAGACTACCAAGCGTAGTCTTTTTTGTTTCAGAGGTATTTATATAGAAAAACAGTATGTCAGTATACAGGTCATATTTTTTAAAAAATAACACGTTAATTGAAAGCAACCTAACGAATAATTCACAAAATCCCGTAACAGAAATATCATATGGTACTTTGGATGCACAGGTGAGTAGATTTATTTTTGATGTTGATTTAAGCGATTTACGTCAGAGAATTGCAGATGGCACGATTAATCCAGCCAGAATTAGTGCGCACACACTACATATGACTAACACAATCAGGTATGCTCCGCAATATATTGGTAAAAAATCATATAGTTTAAATATTGACAGGGCAAGTGCCTTTACTTTGGATTTTTTCAATATTAATCAGGATTGGCAGGAAGGTAATGGATATGATTTTACATATAGTCCAAATGTATTTGAACTTACATTGCCGAATCAACCACCAAATTCATTTTATAAAAGAACTGGTACAGTTTTAAATGGAATTACTGGAAACACAATAACTGGTGTTACAATCATATATAATACTTATAATGAAATTGTGGAAGCCACAAATAATCAAGCATCTAATTGGTTTTATAGAGCAACAGCAAGTGATTGGACAAAACCAGGAGCATACATTTCTTCAGGTACAACAGGTACAACAGGCATAACACAAATAATCGGCAATCAACGATTTGAAGCAGGCAATGAAGATATTGAACTTGATGTTACTGATTATATTAATCAAAGACTTTTTAGTGGATATACGGGTACAACGGCATATACAGGCAATTCGTTTGGTATTGGTATTAAATTTCCTGATTATGTTGAATCAGGAGCAACCAAATTCAGGCAAGCGGTGGCTTTTCATGCAAAGCATACCAATACTTTTTATGAACCATATATTGAAACAATAATTGATGATACTATTTTGGATGATAGAAATTATTTTTACTTGGATAAAGATAATGATTTGTATTTGTATGTGAATATTGGTAATTTTCCACAGGATATTACTGTAAATAAGGTAGATATATATGATTGGGAAGATAATTTAATTACTGGTTTGACTGGTAGTTCAATAATTAATGTTTCAAAAGGTATTTATAAAATTACATTAAATATTGATTCTTCAACATATCCGGATGCAGTATTATTTAGGGATGTATGGTCATTAACAATTAATGGTAAGAGTTTTACTTATGATAACGATTTTTATTTAATATCAGAGCGTAAATATTATACATTTAATCTTTCAAATCAAATTGATTTTCGTAATTATTTCTTTTATTTCTGGGGTATAAATGATAAGGAAAATATTGTGTCAAATGGTATACGAAAAGTTCGTTTGACAATAAAAGAATTATATCCAAATCAGAGTAATTTTTTGCCTTTGGAAATTGAGTATCGTTTATTTACAACTGTTGGTGCAAAATATGAAATTGATATTATTCCATATAGTCCAGTTAACAGAACATCAAATGGTTATGAGTTTGATTTGGATACATCGTGGTTAATACCACAAGATTATTATTTGCAAATCAGATTAAAAAATGGTAATTATTATGAGAATAAACAGACAATATCATTTACTGTAGTTTCAAGTGGAATAATTAGTTAAAAAATAGTTATAAAATTCTTGTTTATTTTTAAAAAGTCTTGTATTTATAGGAAATGTAAACTAAATTTGTAAAACAATCATACAATTGTAAAAATAATTTTATTGTAATTTTTATTTCGAATGGAAAATTTGAATGGAAATGGACCAAATCCTACAAATGGCGATTTGTCCAACTTTAGAGAAGCCTTCTCTAATTATCAAAAAAATCAGGTAAAAAATAAACGTAAATCAAAAGAGGAAATTTTAGCAAAGTATTTCGTTCCTCGTAAAACAAGAGAAACATTCAGGATTTTACCTTACAGAACAAAATTCTTTTACGTAGAGGCATTTTTTCATGTTATTACTGTTAATGCTGCTGGTGGTAAAAAGAAATTTGGTAAAGTAATTTATTGTCCTGCTCACAATGACAAAAAAGTTCAAAAACTTGATGGTAGCGGTCAGCCAATGACTGATGGCAACGGTAAACCAATTATGATTCCTGTTCCTTGTCCACTTTGTGATAAGCATAAAAAAATTCTTGCAACACAGGATAATTCTCTAAAAAACATCAAAAAAGATGATTTAACTCCTGCACAAAAGGTAATCTGGGACAATAACAGAAAGATTTTCATTGAAGCCTCTGGATGGGAAGCCAAAAAATTCTATATTGTTAGAGGTATTGATATGGGTATTCCAAAAGATGGTGTTAAATTTTGGAGATTTAAACATAATTTCCAAAATCAGGGTACATTGGATAAATTATTTCCTGTTCTCGATGATTTTAATACAAATAATGGTGTAAGTTTTGCTGACCCAGTAAATGGAACAAACCTGAATATCATTATGGCAGATACAATAATGAAATCGACAGGTAAAACATATAAATCGATTTCTGCTATTACTGCTCCGGGTAAAACACCACTTCATAGCGACCCAATTATGGTGAGACAATGGCTTGATGATACAACCATATGGAGAGATGTTTTTGCTCCAAACAAAACACCGGGAATTACTTTTTATGAATTTCTTGAAATGTGTGCATCGGGTAATAATCCTTATTGGGATGATTCTGATACTACCAATAAACATTGGGTATTTCCAGGTCGTCCTGATTTGGAAGAAAAAGCAAATACCCGTAAACGTAATCTTGATGCTGATGAAGATGAAAATTTTGAATTAGCATCCGACCTTATTTACAGTGAAGTACCACGTGTTACTATTGATAACGTAACACCAAAAACAGTAGGTACATATCAGGAAGATGCTGTTGATATTACAGCAAAAGCTACTCCAGAAGTTAATCCGGAAGTTCAGGAAAATGAGAATGAACATACTGATGTAACTACTGATGTTGACTACGACATTGATATTGATAGTCTTCCTTTCTAAAAATAATTGAAAAAGTAATTATGGGGGATGAAAATTCCCCCATAATTTATTATAAATCATATTTATATGGCAAAAGAAACTGAAAAGGAAGTTCCATCAAATCTTCCTATAAGGAAACCTATCCCCAAAAAAACTTTTTCACTGGATGATTTTAAGAAAAAAGTTGGTGTTGTAGATATTCCCGATAAACCATTACAATGGATAAAAATTGATGATGCTCTTGGAGAAGTAACCGGATTACCGGGATTTCCGAAAGGATATGTATCAGCATGTTGTGGATTTTCAAATAGCGGAAAATCAACTGCTGTGGCATTAGGTATTGTTAATGCCCAAAAAATGGGATTGCTTCCAATAATAATCGATTTAGAAAATAATTTAAGTAAATATAGGTTGACTACAATGGGTTTTGATTGGAATAAGGAACATATTTTTATTGATAATGAATATTTGTTGGAGCATTTTGGAAAGGTTTCTGATAAAAATAGAAATTATGCATCGATTGAAGATTTAGCAAATTGTGTTCGTTTTTTCTTACGTGAGCAAGATGCTGGTAATCTACCATTTGATTTAGCATTTGGAATTGATTCAATTGGTACATTAAATTGTAATAAGACAATTAATGCAGCAGAAAAAAATGAAACAGATAGTAATTTTTGGAATGCAGGTGCATATGAAAAAGAATTTATGTATTTATTCAATGACATTATTCCAAACAGCAGAAAAATGAATAAACAGTATACAAACACCGTATTTGTTGTTCAAAAAATTGGTCGTGATGCAATGAATAATACAATTACAATGAAAGGTGGACGTACTTGGGAATATGCGCCAAGATTACAATATTATTTTGGTGGTGTTGTGTCAAAAGGTGTTAAGAGAATTACTGCAACCTCAAAAAAACGTGAAATATCATATGGTGTGTTAGTGAAAGTTAACATATTAAAGAATCAAATAGATGGTCCACTTGGTGGTATTTCGATGGAAGGTTCAATAATTTCAGTACCGCAAGGATTTGTAACTCCAGAAGGACTTGATGAATATAAAAAGAAAAATATTTTATATTTCCGTAATTTGTTTGGTAATGATGATTTAAATGCCGATGAGATTGGTACTGGTGAACGTATTGAAGATGTTGATAGCAAGATAGTTTTTGATAATACTGAATCAATAGAATAATATGCAAATACGTACTTTATTAGTTGATAGTGATTATTTATTACAACGTTCATATCATGGCGCAAAGGATGTTTATACACATTCTTTTGGGCACATAGGTGGATTATATCAATTTTTTACCACCTTACGTAAACTGATTAAAGCACATATGATTAATAAGGTTGTTTTGGTTTGGGATGGCGAAAATGGTGGCATTGACAGACATAATCTTGATTTAGCATATAAAGCCAATCGTAAAGATAAAAAATGGTATACAAAAATTGAAATGACTGATGCAGAAGTTCAAAGAGAAAAGGATAAAAAAGATTCAGTTTTAAAACAAAGGAAAAGAATACAGGCATATGCTGAAGAATTATTCTTGAGACAGATTGAAGTTGATGATATTGAAGCTGATGATATAATTGCGGAATACTGTGTACAAAATGAAAAACGTGAAGAAATTTACATTTTTACAAATGACAGGGACTTTGGACAGTTATTGGATTTAAATATTACAATAATATTTTCAAATATTGAAAAACCAATAAATAAAACCAATTATTCTCTTCAATTTGGTCATCATTATACCAATTCACTAATTATGAAGGTTATTACTGGTGATACTGTTGATAATATCAAAGGTATTAAAGGTATAAAGGAAGATATGTTGTTAAAATATTTTCCGGATATGCGGTATAAAAAATATACTGTCAGAGAAATTTGCAAAGAAGCTGACAAAATTAATAAGGAAAGGGTGACAAATGGATTAAAACCTCTAAAGATTTTTGAGAATCTTTTAAATAATATTGAAAGATTGATTTTGAACTATAAATTAGTCAATCTTCGAGAACCGTTTTTAAATGATGAGGCAAGGGAAGGCTTATTGGAATTGCAAGACCCTTTAAACCCTGCCGAAAGAGGGAGTAGAAATCTTATTAAAATGATGAATGAAGATGAGTTCCTGACAATATATACGGGTACTTTCCCAAATTATGTCGAACCCTTTTATGTCGTCATTGAGCATGAGAAAGAATTACTTAAAAGATACAATAAAATAAATCAAGGCAAATCGTAAAAAAGTCTTTCATTTTTTTTCTACATTAAGTATCTTTGTTTACATTAACAATTAAAATACAAACCAATGAACGAAAAGGATTATAATAATACTTTTAGATTTACCTTAACGCAAGGTAATATATTATTATGTGAGAAAATTTTTGATGCTGATAAGTTCAATCCGTTTACAAGATATTCCATTGATATCAGGGATATTTTACCTCGTGCAATTACAAAATTGCAAAAAGTTCTTTCAAAAAAGAAATATGATATTATGTTGGATTGTGGTAATAATGTTTATTATGATTTATATCATTATACTCAAGACATGATTGATTTATACCCACAGGAAATCAAAAATGACTTAAGATATTCTCCACAAACAATAATACAACAAATTGAAGAGAAAACAATTAGGGGTGTAGAATGTAAAATAGGGTTTTATATTAATGAAAATCCTATTGTTGAAAGACTTTTTTATGTAGATGGTTTTAATACTGTTGCAAGATGGTCTGTTGATGTTGTGGATGCTGTTGTTGAAATTACTAACAGTATTTTCGATAAAATTAAAGGAAATGATGTTAAAAATATGTGGGATGATTATGATTTAATTAATATCAGAGGTATGTCAATAAATCAAATCAGAGAACTTTCATCCGGAAAGCGAGAGGAATTGCTTCGAAAGATGAAAAGATAAAAATTATCATAAGGCGGTTATTGACATTATTTTTCATATCTCTTTTTTCTCTTTTAATTACCAGTCAATAACTGCCTTTTTTTTAAACAAGCATTTTAATGGCAGAAATAATCGATAATACCTTTACCGCATATTTAGGTCCTGAATTTCAACAACGTTTAATGTGGCAATTACTGGTAGAACCCGAATTTGCCGAAAGAACAATACCAATTTTAGCTGTTGAATATTTTGATGACCCGAATTTTAAAAGGTTATTTCTTATTATTTTGGAATATTTGAAAGAATATTCCAAAGTACCCAATCTTCAGAATCAAAGCATTGAACAAGCAATACATCAATATAAAACACCTAATAATATTATTGAGGAAGAATCACTTTTTGCTGTAATTACAAGAATTAAATTATGGAATGAAAGGGTTCTTAATCAAACATTAATGCATGATGGTGATATTGTTCAAAGAGCCACAAATACTTTCATAAAACAACAGGAATATCGGAAAATCGCTGAAATGATTATTACCAAATGTAAAAGTGGTGAGATGAGAAATAAGCGTGTTGTTGCTGAAATCGAAGAGAGATTTCAGAAAGTTAGTATGATTGGTGATATTGAAGATAATGGTATTGATGTTACCGAAGGACTTGAAAAGGCTTTACGAAAAGAATTTCGTCAGACAATACCAACTGGTGTTGATGCTATTGATGCTTTAACTGGTGGTGGTTTGGGTAAAGGCGAAATGGGTTTGATTCTCACACCTTCCGGAGTTGGAAAAACCACGTTACTTACTAAAATTGCCAATACTGCACGTGAAAATAATTATAATGTTTTACAGATTATTTTTGAGGATACTATTGAACAGATTCAGAGAAAACACGTTACGATATGGACTAAAATACCATTGAGTGAACTTGATGGAAATAATGATGTTGCTCTTAAATTAGCCAATGAACATATTGCAGGTTTAGGGGCAGGAAGGTTGACATTAAAGAAGTTCAGTCAGGAAGATACCACAATGAGGGATGTTCGTGACTGGATTCTCAGGGAACAGAAAAAATGGAATTTTAAATATGATATAATAATACTCGATTATCTCGATTGTCTGGAATCACATAAAAAAACTGCAGATAGGAATGAAGCTGAACTTGTGATTGTTAAATCATTTGAAGCAATGATAAGTGATTTTGATGTGCCAGGATGGTCGGCAATTCAAAGTAATCGTTCAGGTTTTGAAGCTGAAGTTGTTGAGGCACAACAAACAGGTGGTAGTATTAAAAGAGTTCAGAAAGCACATTTTTTCATGTCGGTTGCCAAAACTGCTGACCAGAAAGAAGCAAGTCTTGCAAGTATTAAAATTATTAAAGCACGAATGGTTAAAGATGGTCAAATATTCAGAGATTGTATATTTAATAATGATACTATGGAAATTAGTATTAAGGATGCCAGATATGTTGGTGGTTATAATCTTACTAATAAAAAGAAAATTGCGGATGATATTATTGCAGAAAGTATTGAAAAACATGCAAGTGGAAGTGCTGGATTACTTAATGTTGCAATTAGTGGTGCATTATTATCTCCGGAAGTTGAAAAATTGAGAGATGCATATATGAAAGAGCATAAAATTGAAGATATAAAACCCATTGAAAACAAAGTCGAATTAATTGATAAATTTAGAGAAAATGAAGTAATATATACTGAAAAAGAACCTGATTTTACTGTAAAAGAGCAAGAACCATTACATGAATATATGAGTGCAATTGAAGAACCTGTTTATATTGTAAAAGATATAATTCCTGTACAACCTATGTCAGAACCAACCGGATTACAGGTTTTGGTGGAAATTAATGAAAAAATGAAAATTGCTAATGAAAATATAAACGAATTGTTGGATTGGACCGGAGAAACGTTTACTACTGCAATAAATGAAAATGAAGTAAATTTGGAAGATATTAAACCAAAACAGGAAGAAATTGAATCAAAACTTATTGAAATTATACCCGAAAATGTATCAAAAATTAAAATTTCTGTTGAGGAAGAACAAATTATAGTAAAATTAGCAGAAGAAAAATTACTTGTTGACCCTGATGAAGACAGTTTTGCACAAAAAAATTTACATAATATGTTAGACCAACAACGTGTAAATCTGAATAATATAAAAAAACAATAAAATATTTTATAAAATTTTGGACTTTTTAATAATATTAATGTATTTATCTTTTCAAGTAGTTTTTGTTTTTTATTCAAGTATTTATATATACTTAATTTTAAAAAAATATGGAAAATAAAAAACAAAAAATAGCAGAATCTCCTGAAATTGAAAAAGTATTAGTAATAGAAAGAGAAACAAAAGCTACAGAACTTTCAGGTGAAAGAAGTTTGAAAACTGATGAACTTATTGCTGAACGTAGTTTGAAAACCGAACAACTTTTAGCAGAACGTAAATTAAAAACAAAGCAACTTGCTGAAAAAGATAAAATTATTGC